GAATTTTATTAGATAATCAAAAAGATGTTAAAGGTGATCAGTGGGAAGTGGTGGAATTTCCGGCAATCATGGACCACGGAGAGAATAAAAAACCGGTTTGGCCACAATATTGGAAACTAGACGAGCTAGAGAAGGTAAAAGCTACACTTCCAGTTGGAAAATGGAATGCACAATGGATGCAAAAGCCAACTTCTGAAGAAGGAGCGTTAATAAAACGTGAATGGTGGCAAACTTGGGACAAAGATCATCTTCCAGACTGTCATTACGTTATTCAAAGTTATGATACTGCATTTTTAAAAAAGGAGACAGCTGATTATAGTGCAATTACGACGTGGGGAGTGTTTTATCCAAACGAAGACGCAAAACCAAATTTAATTTTGCTAGATTCAATCAAAGATCGTTTTGAATTTCCAGAATTACGTCGACAAGCGTTAGAGCAATATCAATATTGGCAACCTGACATGGTGATCGTTGAGCAAAAAGCATCGGGTACGCCATTGACCCATGAATTACGGCAAATGGACATTCCAGTGATGACATTTACTCCAAGTCGTGGTAATGATAAGCACGTACGTGTAAATTCTTGTGCACCACTGTTTGAAGCTGGCATAATTTGGGCTCCTGACAGGAAATTTGCAGAAGAAGTTATTGAGGAATGTGCATCATTTCCATACGGCGATCATGACGATTTAGTCGATTCTATGACTATGGCTGTTATGCGATTCAGGCAGGGAGGTTTCCTACCCCATCCAGAAGATTACGAAGACGAAAAGTCAGAACCTAGGAAGATGGAGTATTATTAATGTCGGCAATAAAAATTATACAAGCTTTGGCTAGAAAAACATTGACCAAGAACCAAGGTTCTGGGATTAGAAGTATACCTAGTGCAATGGAAGCAGAAGCTAAAGCCGGAGAAATTGCAGCTATATTACAACAAGCAGGAATGCCTTTACAGCAATTAGATAATTTTATTAGATCAGAAAAAGATTTGTTAAAATTTTTAAATATAATTGAAGCTTCAAGCAAACCTAGAGTTATTCCAGGAACAAGTGCCGAAGGCAAAGCTATTACAGAAAAATTATTTGGTAAAAAAGGTGAAGTTGTAGAGTTTCCTCAAAAAAGAACTTTTAAAGAAGAAATAGAAGCCATGAAAAAAAGTGGTGATCTTGTAGATGAAGACAACATGGTAATTAGTGACAAGATTACAAACAGAGAAATGTTTAAGAATTCTAATTTAAATAAAGAACCTATTAGTGAAAGATTTATAGATTATACAATTCAAAACATAAACAAAATGAAACCAATAGATGCTATGAAAGAAGCAAATTCTGTTATTGGTAGAAAAGGTCCTTATAAAGATTTAACACCAGAACAATCAAAAAAAATATTACAAGATACTGAAGATCATATCTTTGAAAGAGATATACCTATTGATCCAGAAGACATGGCACGAGGCGGACGTGCAGGTTATGCAGTCGGTAATCAAGTTATGCCAGCGGTAGATCCAGGAATGTATCTTGATTATAATACCTTGGTAAATCAAAATGAAGATCAAAGAGTTGCACAAAGAAACATGAGAGGCATGGGTAAGAGTGGTTTTCAAACACAACAAGCACCTATGGATATTTCAAAACATTTTAGTAATAATGATTTATTAAGAGCAGCAGTAAACAGAGGAGAACTTTCTAGCGCAGATTATAATAGATTAGGTGGTTTTGATGTTAGTAAAAATATAACGGGAGGTGATAATATAGCAGGAGGTATTCTTAATGCCTTAGGTTCTCCTATCTATAATACAGCTCAAGCAATTTTTGAAACTACAGGTCCTAAAAAAAATATTATGGATATGAATGAAGACGGTATTGCAAGTTTTACTTCTACTCCTACCTCTAATCAAAAACTTTCAACAATTCCTGGAACTGTTTTAAGAAATGCTCAAGGAGGTTTTGGATTAATTTCTGATGATTTAAAAGCACAATACGAAAGTATTATAAACCCAACTGTAGACCAAGATAGAATATCAGAAATAGTAGAACAACAAAAAGCAGCCGGGGTTCCTGATAAAGGATTAATTACACAATTATATAGACCAAACATGGCAGATGTTGCGGGTGCATCTTCGGGTCCAACAGGATACACTAATTTAAGAAAATTTTATAATCCATTTGAAGGAAGAAGTAATTTACCAACTTCTCTTGAAGAATTTCAAAGCAGACCAGGAAACTTTGAAGCTCAAATAGGAAAACGTGCAGGCTACTCTCCAACTGAATATTACCCTTCTTTTTATTTAGACGAATATGGACCTAAAACACAAGAAGGTTATGATTCAATGTTGGCAGATCTTCGAAATTTTACGCTTGATTTTGGAGATAATCCTTATGAACGAGATTTAGATAGTTATCAATTTTATAACTATGCTCGTGATGATGAAGGCAATCCTATAGGTAAATTTACAAACGAAGAAGCAAGAAAAGAGTATGATGAAAAAAAAGCATTTAGACAATCACGATATAATTTAGGAAAAAGACAACTTGACAATTATTTTAATAATCTATCAAAAGGCGGACGTGCAGGATACTACACAGGTGGTATGGTTGACGTTGAACCAAACTTATCTGACATCGGTCACGGCTCAGATGCTTTGATGGCAAGAACAAGATTAGTTTCACCAGATGGCCAAGCAACAACTTCAACAGGCTTAAATTATTTACTTGCTGAAGATAATGACAACATAAGAGTTCCGTTTAAAGTTGGTGGTGATGCTGGAAGACGTGCATTTTTAAAATTACTTGCAACACTAACAGGTGGTGCAGCAGCATTTAAAACAGGTATACTAGGACTTGGTGAAGGGGCCGGTAAAAAAGCTGTAACTGAAACTATAAAACAAGCTGCAGGATCCGGGAACCCTCCTCCATACTTCTTTAAGCTAGTAGATAAAATTAAAACACTAGGTGATGATACAATGGCTACTCAAGATAAAGCCATAGCTAAAAAATATAAAGATTATGTTATGGAAGAAGACTTTGCCGGCAACATAGAAATTATAAAAAAAGGCGACGACATTGCTGGAAATAAAATTGAAGATGTCTACATGAGATACACAGTAGATGAAGTTCCATTAAGAGGTAAAAAAGGTTCTTCAAAAGTAGAAGAATACGAAGAGTTTACTGCAAGACCAGATGCAGAAGGTAAAATGAAAGATGTTGAACCAGGTGTACCTGATGAAGTTGTACAGGAAGGAACTATGTTTGAAGATAATATGACAGAATTTGGTAAAGCAGACGGCGGTCGTATTGATTTTATGGGTGGTGGTCTTGCTAATGTTTTATCAAGACTTGGTATTAAAGGTTCATCACGTAGATTTTTAGAAAAAGCATTTGGTAAAGAACGTTTTGAAGAAATGATTAAAAATGATCCTGATATGCACAGAGGATTATTAGAAGTTGTTGAGATGTTTAGAAACAGAGACAAAGAAGGTTTGAAAATGTACATGCAAAAATTTTTGCCTCACATGGATGATGCAGAAATAGAACAATTTATTGTTGGTAGTAGACCAGACATAGAAGGTTTGACAGGTCAGTTAACTAGACTTGGTAGTGGTCGAGATTATGCTGGTAAACTAGAGATGATGAAAAAAGCTGACGAAGTTAAAAAATTACAAAATTTTGATATTAAAAATGTAACTAAAAACGCTGAAGGTGGACGTATTGGTTTTTCTGGCGGCGGTATATTTAGAGCAATCATTGCAAAAGCTGCAGCGGCAAAAGGAATGAAACCTTACGAGTTTATAAAAGTTACAAGTTACAAATCATTACCACGAGAAGTTAAAATGTTTATGTCTGCAGAAGATTTTGCTCAATTAAAATCTGGCCAAAAACAAATGTATAGTAATTACATTGATATGGCAAAAACAAGAAAAAATTTTCAACAAGAAGTTGAGGGCGGTAAAACAACTCCTGCAAAACCATTATTTGAAAGCATGGAAAAAATGATGGACGAACAAAGTTATGTTCCAAAAAATGTAACAACCGATGATATTGCAGAAATGGAACTTATGGTTAAAAACAGATTTAACAAAGGTCGTAAAGACAATGCTCTAGGCGGTCTACAAACTATGTTAGGCGAATAGATGAGCATACTAAGTCAAATCATAGCTTACTCTCCAAATAAAATCGACACAGAAAAAAAAGCAAAAGGTTTACTTCTTGCCGAAGTTCCAAGATCCGAGATGGATAACTTTAATACCCCGGACCTCGAACAATCACCGGATTCTTTTTTAAGACCTGGTGAAACGTTAGAAGACTTTGATGTAGAGTTTAGAAGACCTAATGCTCATGGTGGTATGCAACAATTAGTACAACCCAATGCCGACGGATCACGGCCCGGGTATAATGGTAAAAAAAAATTAACAGGTTGGTCAAAATACGGCGCTAATGCAACAGATAATATGGAAGAATATAGAAAAAAATATTATCAAGATAATAAAAAAGAAGAAGTTAAAACTGAAGCAGGAAAATTAGCAAAAGATAGAGATAAAAAATTAAAAAATTTTTTAGGTAAAAAGAAAAAAGTTAAAGCCTCTGTTTTAAAAGATTACTTGTTAAATGATCTTGGTTATGAAAAATATGATTCTACTAAAATAAAAGTAAAATTTCCTAACTTATTAATAGAACAAGATCTTAAACAAGGAAATGTTTTTAAACCTTTAACTAAACAACAAAAAACACTTATAAAAGAAAGTTTTGACTTACCAGAAGGCGTTAAAGATTGGAATTTTAAGAAATATAAATTTGGAATATCTTCTGAAGAACATATGAATCTTGCTAAACAAATGGAAAGAAGAATAGGAGGAGGACAAAAATATACGTTAGCAGCAAGCTTTGACAAACCTCAAGGATGGATGATGAGTGCTATGGAAAGAGTTTACAACAACGAAACTGTATTGAAAGATGGCAAAAGAGTTTTAAAAGAAGGTGTAAAAAAATTAACTTATGATCCTATTCGAAAAGGAAATTTAATAGTAGGTTTTAAAGACAACACTGTAGCAGGAGATGGTAAGACATATTACGGTACAAAGAAAAATGCTAAAGAGTTTGGAGATGGTACAGAATGGGAATCGCATGGAGATTTTAAAAAAATTGGTAAATTTATAAAGATAGCGAATGGTGTTAAAGCACAACCCGATGAAGTTCTTAAAAAAATATTAAATAAAAAAGGACTTAATATAAAAGGATTAACTTTAAATGATGTATTAAGTCATCAAAGATATTATGGTACTCTTGCAAAAATACATCCTAAAGAATTAATTAAAAGACAAATTGTTTTGCACCATTCAGGAGGAGTAGGAGATAAAATTTTAGCAAGAGCAGCAGCAACTAAAGATATACAGTTGTTATCTGGAGCTGTTAATGCAGAAGTTGTAAATTTAGAAAACATTGTAAAAGGCACGAAAAAAAATCCAGCAAGAGCATTAACTAATGCTGAAAAATTAGATTTAAAAAAGTTAGGAGCTAAGATTACAGACTTTGACGGTAAAGTTGTTGGTGGTGGTTTTTTAGACCCTGACAGACAATTTGCTGCAATTGAAAAGAAAGCTTTAGAATATGCTAAAGGTGATCAGTTTAATGTTAAAACAGTTGCTAATTATTTAGAAAGATTAGGTTGTGGAGGTAAATTCGGAGGAGGTGGTAGAATTTTATTTGCAGATGGTGTTCCTAGCTTAACTAAGTGTGCACAAAAAGGTGTTACTAAATTAGAAAACGGATTAAAGAATGGATTTAAAAATGCTGATGAAGCATCTCTTGCAAGAGGTATTTTAAAATCAGGTAGATTTTTAAAAGACGCTGTATCGCTTAGAGGTTTGTTTGGTCCTGCAGCTTTAGCATTTACTGCAGCAGCAGAAGCAGGAATTGTGGGCTATGATATGTTATCAACTGGTAAATCATTTAGAGAAGCAGTTGGTGATAGTGTGTTTAATTATATGTTAGGTGATAAAACTAAAATAGATTCTGTAGAAGAAAGAGACAAAAGAATGGTAGCAGAAGGTATGACTCCAGAGCAGATGGGTAAAATAAAATACTTTGAATCTATGATGGGTGACATGCAACAAGGTTTTGATTTAAATAATCAATTAAACACAATAAAAGAAAATAGAAAACAAATTGGTAATAACCCTGAAGATACTTTTAATGAAGGTGCTTTTCAATTAGATTTAGATAAACAAGAAGACAAACTTAGAGAAGAAATACAAGATTATCACAGAGTTAATAAAGTAGGTGAGTTAGAAAATTATTTTACATTTCAAGAAGACGGAACAATGCCTTTTGCACAAGGAGCATCAACTTTAGCAGAAGGATTAGCAAGAAACGAATTTGCACAACTACAGTCTGTAGATAATCCATTACAAAGCAGAAAAGGCGATGAAAAAAGAGCTGCACGAATGAATGAATTAATGTTACAATATCCAGATCTTGCACCAAAATATGATTTTATGGAAGGAGGCATAGCTAGTTTAAATGTCAAAAAATAAAAAACAACAAACTAAAAAACCAAGTTTAGCGCAAAAGCTTCAAGCTAATCCTGGTTTTAAATGGTGGGCGGTTCCACCTAAAAAGGGACCTCTATCACAGGGGTTGAAATTACCACAAAAACAAGTTAAGAAAGTCTAGGAGAAAATATATGGCAGATATAGATAAGTCTCTCCCAAACGATAAACGACCTGAAGAAGAAGTTGCACTAGGCGTTGACGTTGAGGAGATTACAGAAACACCCAAAGGACCAGTAGAAGTTACGGAAGACGAAGAAGGGGCTACAATTGATTTTGACCCCAATGCAATGCAAATGCCAGATGGTGGAGATCCTTTTGCAAACTTAAATGAATTACTTCCAGAAGAAGACACAGATTTAATTGGTAGTCAGTTACAACAAGACTACATGGAATATAAAATGTCTCGTAAAGATTGGGAGCGAGCATACATTACAGGTCTTGATTTATTAGGATTCAAATACACAAATAGAACAGAACCGTTTCAAGGAGCATCAGGTGCAACACACCCTGTGCTAGCTGAAGCAGTTACACAATTTCAAGCATTAGCTTATAAAGAATTATTACCAGCAGATGGACCCGTTAGAACAATGGTGATGGGTAAATCAGATCCTATAAAAGAAATGCAAGCACAAAGAGTTAAAAACTTTATGAACTATCAGATCATGGATCAGATGAAAGAATACGAAGCTGACTTTGATCAAATGTTATTTTATTTACCTCTTGCAGGATCAACATTTAAAAAAGTTTATTATGACGATTTATTGGGACGAGCAGTTTCTAAGTTTGTCCCTGCGGATGACCTTGTTGTTCCGTATACGGCTACCTCATTAGACGA